TCTCCAAATTTTTGAATATAACCATCAAGAGTGTGCGCCTTTTTAGAACAAACTTCTTTGAATTTTTTGATTCCTTCTATCGATCCATATTTTTCTACAAAATATTCTTCAGTGACACCAGCGTAACTTTGACGTTCACAGTAGGCTTTCCACCGTTTTGTCCCTTCCTCTTCTCCGTGCCGCTTAATAAAGTTTTCTTCAGTACTTGCTCTGCAATCATTATAAGCATTGTATTGATCTCTTGTCCAACCGTGCTTCTCTTGTTTATATTCAAAGCTATTCGAACGGGCTTGTTTTTCTCTATATGCATCCCACTTTCTTGTTCCTTCTTCCGCACCGTATTTTTTGATCATGTTTTCGAGAGTTACTTTGCGCAATTCTCTAACATTTGCACAATAAAGTTGAGCCTTTTCTAAATTATGCTTTGTTATATATTCATTAATCGTCATCTTGTGAGCTTTTTTAAGATGAGTGTGCGTTATTTGCGGGTGTTTAGTATTGCATTCGAGACAAACAACAAACGTATTCGAATCTTGCTCGTTGACTCTGGTCATGGTTTTAGCGCTTTGCATAATTTTACTTATCGAGACACTGCTCGTGTTTTAGTGTTTCGATACAAATTATTTTAAAACAACCATTTTGTCTGTTTTAACATTAATATCTGAAGGAGCAATTCTCAGCAACTTACCATCTCTTAAAACCATGCATCCGTGATCTTCTGTCATAATCACTTCCTTGCCTCCTGCAGTAATTTTGTACTTTTTCTTGCTTACTTTGTGACGAATAAGATTCTTAACTTTTCCCCAATCAGCAATTTTCGGATCGGAGTAAAAAGTCGGAACTTTTATGTGTTTGTTTTCCACATTTATTATTTCATGGCCTTTAAATGTGACCGTTTTGTCGGAATTTTTGAAATTGTTATACAAAGTTTCTATTGGCATCGAACCTAAATTAGTTTGTATTACCGTGATGCCGATCAACGAATCTGTGTCGGAATATAGAGTAACTGATTGATTTACGTCGTATTTTTCTCTCACATATTCATCAATAATTGCTGAACCAGCTTTAGCAACACTTTGACCAGTTGCTGTAATAGAAGAAGCGTGATCTAGGTCCATCAAGGATGAGTGCTTATTGGACGTCACGCCGTACATAGCGTTGAGCAGTACCTTAATCGTTTTTTGAAGATTGTCGTAATAAGAAATTTTTCTCAAGTCTTCAGAGGTTTTGTTTTTAATATTTTGATATTTCTGCAATTGATTCTTTGCTTCTACACGCTCTTTATAAACTTGATCAATCAAATTTGGAAGAATACCCTTAGATTTTTGACTGTACAAAATTCCTGCTTTAGTAAGAGATACCTTTTCGTCAACCAAAAACTTTTTAAATTTTTCAGAAGGTAGAGTATGCATTTTTCCATTAATCAAACTTATTGTTACTTCTTCTCCTTTTTCAAAATCTCCCTGAACGACTTTGCCTAATTTTGTTTCTGGAGATATATTCAGAGTGATAATGGTATTTGGATATAGCGAATTAACGTCAAAGCTTGCAATTGCTTTTTGAATGCCTCTTTCTGGATCTCTGACAAAACCTCCTTCAAAAGCTTCTCTTTCGAGATTGTTTGGAAAGGTTGGAATAATCATCCCTTGCCTGTGAGCTTGAATAGCGACTGCTCCTGTAACAACTGCGACTTTTCCAAGGGCTGCTTCAAAATTTGTGCATCCCTTATAAGCAATCATCCTAGCAATTTCCAAGAACTTGAGTTTTTCTTCGAGCTTTACTAGCAAGTGCACGTCTTGAATATTGTAATCTACGAACAACTTCCAGTCTGTGTGAGCCAATTCACCTAAACTGACTGCATTATAAGCAATTTTTCCTTCTCCTAGTTCAATTTCAGCAATATAATTCAGACTAAACGATTCTTTTTCTCCAGGCGAAAAAGCTTTATAAAGATCCATATAGTCGATCAAAGACAGGCCGCTGATTGACCATATGGTAGCTTCTTTGCCCATGTCCGTAAAGACTTTTCTTCCTCTTACGTTTCCAACTGGAGACAGTTGCTTTACAAAGTCTTCACCAAAAATTTTTATAAACCGATTAATAATATAAGGAAAGTCGAAACCAGAAGAATTCCATCCTGAGGCAATGTCTGGGTAATCACTTTTCCAAAAGTCTACAAATTGAAGAATCAAATCTTGTTCGTCCTTGCATCTGTGATAAATGCAGTCTGGAAGAGTAGGGGTATACTGCTCTTTGAGACCCCAAGTGTGAGTTGCTTTGGTTGAGGTATCATAAATTGTTATCAAATTAATAGGAACAGCAGCTCTTTCAGGAACTGGAAAGCCAGATTCTGCTGTAGTGTCGACTTCAATATCTAACAAAAATACTTTCAAAGGAAACTGTGAAAAATTCGGATCTCCATTCTGCTCCTTATACATATCAATAAGGAATTGTTGTTCTGGTCCAAGATTATGAAAAATTCTTTTGTTGGCAGTATTATCTACAAACTTTTTGCGCTCCAAACTATTCCGAAATGTCTTCTTCATCAACGAAGTCTTGAAGATCGATACAGCTTCTTCTGCACCGTCCTTTTCAAGATACAAATAAGGACGGAAGGGAATTTCTGTATCAATTCGCTGACCGTCCTCTGTCCAAGTCCTCAAGAAGACCGACTCATTAAAAGGATTATAGGAAGCAGATCGATACATACTTCCTACACTAACTCAAAAATCCTTAAAGTCAAACTAAAAATTTACGGTCTTTTGAACCAAATGGAGTAAAGTAAACTTCGTGATGCTTCATTAAATTCTTTTCATCGTCGAGCCACATGGTCTCTGCGTATGCTCTAGCTTTTTTAGCATAATTTGCGTAAACGGTTTGATCTTTGAGAACCGTTTTCAAACAGTCGATAAATTCGTTTCCTTTGTCGTGAGCATACTTAAGATGAGCATTTTTGTATGTAGGAAGATCAGGGCAAACACAAGGCATACCAAGAGCTCCTGATTCGATAAACTTAATGTCAGACTTTGCACAGTTGAAGTGGTTGTTTTGCAAAGCAGCAAAGGTAACCTGTGCACCAGATTTTGCCATTGCTTCAGGAAAATCGACGATAGGAGCCCACGGAAAAAATTTAATTTCTCCGCTGTCAATAAATGGCTTAAGAGGCAGAGGATATGACCCATAAAAGTGCCACTGGAAGTCTCTTCGTGTTTTAATAATAGAAGGAACAACAAATTCAAAGTCATCTTTTTGGTTAACTCTGTTGAGAACGTCGACGTGTGTTCCAGAAGCAAAAATAGCAACAATTGGTTTTTTGCGATTTTTGTCGAACTTTTTAACGAGATCTCCTAGATTGTAGTAGCGATCAAACCACCATTTCATCAAGTAGTTCGGAACAGTTGTCACGTTTTTGTTGCCTGTTTTATTGATCATGTAGTCTCGGAAATAATCACACGTAACAGTCACTTCATCCATCATGGAAATAATTTCCAAAATGCTGTTTCTAATCTCATCAGAAACAAAGGCGTCTCGGTTTCTGTTATACATTGGAATATCTTCATGGAAGACGACGTCATCCACTTCGTAAATCAACTTTAAAGGCTTTTGCTTTGATATTTGTTTAAGAATCTTGACAAAATCTCTTTGTTGTGGAGTAGCTTGTCTTTGCAATTTAACTGCTTCGACTGTTTGGTAAAATCTTGGATCTAAAATCATTGCTGTAGATTCTATAACAACCGACTTTTGATATAGATTGAGCAATAAATTAGGAGCTATACAGCGATAGTAACCACAACCTCCATAGTCAGCCAAATAATTGATGGCTCTCTTGAGTCCTGATCCTGGAACTTCTGGTGGAGGCAGAGGTCCATTCATTTGAGATCGGCTAATATACGTAGAAGACGGAATTCCGATTGGAAGACCATGAGGAGCTCCAATCATTTGTGGTATACCAAATTGTATAGGTTGTGACATAATTTTATTTTATAGGTGTTGTGTATTTAAATCTAGCTCAAAGCCTTAGAAATTCCGTTCTGTTTTATAACATGAATAACATGCTCTGCTTTTGAAAGAACTTCTGGTCCTCTGTGAGTAATAATATAGCAAGATTCATTGTTTTCGTTAAATCTTTCACGAAGAACTTTCAAAGTTAAAGAGACTCCTTTATCATCTAACGATGAATCAAGAAGTTCGTCATAAAAGACGGTGCTGAAATTGACATCTCCTTGCAGTCGACGAATGTCAGCAAAGGCAAACAAGCACGACAAATCGATGCGCTTTCTCTCTCCTCCTGAAAAATTAAAATAAGACTTGGGTTGAGAATTTTCATCGATAATTTCTTCATCAAAAAACTCGTTAAATTGACACAAGCAATTTGCTTCTAGCTTTTTGAGATAGTAAGCAATGCGAGAATTAAGAACTTTTAGAATTTTTTTGACTATAAACGATTTAATCCCTTCTTCAGAAATCACAAACTTAACAGATTCGAGAATATTCAGATCATTGTTGAGCTTGTCAATTGACAACTTCGATTCTTCTACAACATTTTTAAGAGCAGATAACTTTCCTTTGAGCTCGTTATTTTGCTCTTTGGTTGCACACTTAATGTCGTCATCAACGTCCTTTAAATTGCTCTCCAAATGATTTATACTAATTTGTAATGTATTTGCTTCAGAAAGTCGTTTTTGTATGGTTGTTTTTTGGTTGATTGCTTGCTCTTTATCTTCACTCAATTGTCTTATTTTGGCGTTAACAGAAGCAATCGATTCATTTACTACGGCTTTGGCTGCTTCATAACTTTCGATTGTTTTTTGATGTTTGGTGATTAGTTCCTTCACATGATTTACATGTTCTTCTGAATATTCTCTATTGCAAGTCGGACAAGCATCTTTGTTTGTTTTTAATTGTTTTATTTGTTTGTTTTCTGAACTAATTTCTGCAT